CAGGAACCAGCGGAAGGCTTGCGGTGGCAAAAGTTGCCGAAGCAGCCGTGTTGCTGAAGTTAGCCTGAGTAGCCACAATGGTCACGTTTGAAGCTGCGGTCAATTGACCTTGAGCATTGACAGTAACGACAGGTACAACAGCAGAGCTACCATAAGTATTTGCAGTCACGCCTGTGTTGGCAATAGAAACTGTACCTGTGCTAGTGATTGGCCCACCTGTCAGACCTGTACCTGTCGCAACACTAGTAACAGTACCAGAGCCTTTTGAATTAAATGTTGACCAGTCTGTGCTTGTCAGATAACCGCTTGTAGTTGAGTTAGCGGCTGGCATACTGATGACAGGGGTAGTACCACCAGTAGACGCTACGGGTGATGTAGCGGTTACAGATGTAACAGTGCCATTGCCTGTTCCGGGCGTGTAACCTAACGCAGTTGTTACATCAGAGCTGGTTAATGTGACAGAACCATTCCTAGTATTAAAAGACGTTACGCCAACATTAGTAATAGTGACATTAGCATTTAAGCGTCCACCACCAGAAATGCCTGTGCCAGCCAAAACATAGGTTGTGTTTGAAGTAGCGCCAACATCATTAGCGCCAAGAACAACTGTTCCTGTCTGTCCATTAACAGAAGTGACGGCATCTGTGTTATCTACTTTTTGCCAAGCGGTTCCATTAAAAACTGCCCAATCACCAATCTGCCAATCTGTAATGCCATCAAGGTTTGTTGTTCCAGCTACGTTAACAACATAGTAATAGCCTTTTGTGCCAACACCAGAAGACAGCGCAGGGCTATTTGTCAAAGCATTCCAAGTGCCTTGATAGTTAAGCGCTCCTGTTACAGCGCTACCAGCTCCTGTCTGTACTGTCTTTAACATGATTCACCTCACAGGCCATCACCGGGGGTGATGTACACGGTTGCATTTCCAGATGACGTAATTCCTGTGAAGTACGCATTTGGTTGAAAAGTCAAAATCTCATCTGTTCCGGGAAGCAACGGATAAGCAGGGCTAGTTGTAGCCACTACAACAGCGTTATTGCTGGCATCACTAGCGCTTGCGCCATAACCCAAGAACACAGTCGTAGACGTGCTTGCATTAATAATGCGGTATTGGTTTCCTCCTAGTGTGCTAGACGATGCTTGCACAGCAGTAGGCGCAACAGTATTAGCGAGAAAAGTTACAGTATTGCCTGTTTTTGTGAATGCTTGTATTCCCATATTTTCTCCTTACCAACTCCAAATGAAAACTGCGCCATCGCCGCCTGTACCGCCTTCTGAATCTGCGCCTGATCCACACAAACCCCCGCCTCCACCCCCGCAACCAATTCCACCTTTACCGCCAACACCGCCTTGACCGGTAGTGCTTCCACCTCCACCAGCACCACCTTGACCAATCATTATTGGTTGAAAAATAAAATAACCGTCTTGACCATTTCCCCCTGTAGTTCCAGCGCCTCCAGTAAGACCGGGATACCCATATTTTGACGCCACATCAAATCCCTTGGTTGTAGTTCCAGTACCACCACTTGCGCCACCACATAAAAAATTTGTAGTTGATGCTGAGATAGATGCCCCTCTAGCCGCCCCTGCTTGACCAGCAACAGATTTAAAAATACCAGCCGCCCCAAAAAAATTGTTTGATGATGCTGTACCTGCTGTAGATTGACTTCCAGCATTGGCTGTTAGTAGCGTATACCCAGCACCATCTTTTGCTTGGTAAACAATTGTTGTAACACCCCCCGCACCATCTGGAAGACCTCCAGCCCCAACAGAAACTCTTAATACATCAGGAATAAACATGGCTGGCCCAATCCATTGCGTGACTGCTCCAGAACCACCACCTGCTCCCGCAAAAGATGTATTTCCTTTTCTGCCGCCCGCCCCAGCGCCGATCAACAGCATTCTGACCATGCTTACGCCTTGAGGCTTAACCCAATCACGGGTTGTACCGCCCCCATAGAACGCTTGGAAGTTTGACCGTTGCGGTGTGGGGTAATTGATTGGATAACTCATCTGTTCACCATGTAATGATTACAACAAGACCCGGGCCTCCAGCGGCTCCACTAACAGTGCTAATAAAGCCTCCCCCGCAACCTATATTGCCTCTTCCACTTCCCATGCCACCAGCGCCAACTATTATTGGTTGCATTTGAAAAAAGCCATTTCTATTTCCTGTGCTTCCTGTGGTATACCCATAGTTTGATGTCTGGTTTGATAATTGTTCGCCACCGCCGCTTAAAAATGTTGTTGTTGAAGCCGTTACCGCACCAGTTGACCCAGCCTGTCCTGCAATAGATTGGAAAAATCCCATAGCGGTAAAAAAGTTGGCAGACATTGCAATTCCAGCGGCGCTTGATAAACTTCTTGCCGCAGTTAGAAGCGTGTAGCCTGTTCCATCTTTTTGTTGATAAATGATGTTTGTATCAACGCCATATTCATTACTACCTACCATTACACTTAATTGGTCAGGTATTAAAAATGCTGGACACATGAAATTTGTTACAGCACCCGATCCACCACCTTGAGAACTATTTCCACTTCCACCTGCGCCAATCAAAGTAAACCAAACAAAAGACGCCCCTTGTGGTTTTATCCATTCATTGCTTGGTGTTGAATTATCAATGCTTTGTGCATAGAAAATCTGCACATTGGCATTTTGCGGTGTTGGGTAATTTATTGGGTAACTCATTTTGTCCTCACCAACTTGCGATTAAAACCATGCCTTGACCACCAATCCCAGTAAGTCCACCACCGCAACCAAGGCCACCATTTCGCGTATCTTGCCCTCCAAGGCCAACAATTATTGGTTGAAGCATAAAAAACCCGCTTCCAGAAATGCCAGAATACCCGTAGTTTGCAGTGTTGGGTACACCCCCTCCATTCCCGCCACTCAAAAATGTTGTTGCTGATGCGCTTTGTGTTCCACTTGTACCAGCCTGACCAGCAATAGATTGATAAAAACCAGATGCGGCAAAAACGCCAGCAGTTGTTGCGGCTCCACCTGCTGTGGCAGGGCCTGCATTTGCCGTCAACAATGTATTTGGAGTTCCTGCCGTGCTTCTATAATAAACAATCGTATTAGTGCCAAGACCTTGATTAGTCGCCGTAATTTCTAAAACATCAGGAACATTTTGCGCCGCACCATACCAAACAGTTACCGCCCCAGAACCGCCACCACTTACACCATCACCATTACCGCCGCCACCAATTAACATCATGTAAACATGGCTAACACCGGGTGGCTTGTTCCATGCCCCACTAATTCTGGCTGTGCCATTCGATGACCCATAGAAAATCTGCACATCAGCGCCTGCTGTGCGGAACTGTTGTTGGTTTTGGCGTACAAACATGGTTATGCAGTAGGAGGTGTGTACCAAGAAGGCGCAGAAGCATTGTCGTTTACACAGGTGTACTCGACACTCTCCTCGCCAATTTGCGTGCCATCAGCCCTGAACACGCCCAAGTAGTTGCCATCAGCATCCAGATGGGCGAAGCCTTGTGTGTTGTCTGAGAACTGAATCTCAAACCATGAGTCAGTATCCCGCCACATATTAGTAATCTCCAGCGATGGTCACAACAGAGTAACCAGTGCCAGCCGCACCAGTGGATGTACCAAAGGTCACATACAACAAATAGTTGGGGTCGATTGCAAAGTTCAACGGCAATTCAAACACGCTGGATGCGGCAGTTTGCGAAACAGTCACAGCAGGGAGTGTGATTTCGTCATACAACCAAGTATTGGTTGAGCTGGTCGTGGTGCTGGTAGAAATAAACACACGGCAGACCGTAGCGGCTGGTGAACCGACAGGACGGAAACGAATCTTTTGAACATAAGAACCGTTTGCACCAGCGGTGAATGCTTTGTACAAAGTTCCAGAACCATCTTGGGCAGTGTTGGCTGTTGGGCCAACAACAAGACCTGCGTTATTGGCGGCTACCGAATCGGTTGCCCCAACGATGGAATAAATCGGGGATGTATTTGCTGGCATGATTGCTCCTTAAGGAAGAATGCAGTTGATGGAAATGGCCCGGACTAGGCCGATGTTTGCATTGCCGCCACCACCTGTAGCAGCTTGCGATACCCATGCAGTACCATTACTGGTCAACACGTTGCCAGTAGTACCGGGCGAAGTCAGACCCGTGCCACCTTGAGCTGGTGTCAAAGCTGTCGAGACTGAGCTAATTGTGACGTTTGCCAACGTCATGTTATTGAGCTGAGTAACTGTGTTACCTAACTGAATAGCGGTATTGCCAAGCGTAATGGTCGTGGCAAAGTTGCTATCTAGCTGAGATAGCGGAATTGGGGATGTCGCACTCGCAAATGTGTACGGAACAGCCATGTTAGAACCTCACTCTTAGTTCATGTTCAAATTCAAATGTGTTGACGGTGAAAGCAGCCGAGTTGCTTGTCATGGTCAGCCCCAGATATTTCCCATATTGTTGTGCATCTGACTTATAAAGGAAATACCCTACATCCTGTCCCGTCCAACCAACCTGAGCAACTAAGTAGTTTGTCCAAGGAATAACAGTATTGCTGTTGTTTGCCCACGTAACTTCCGTTGCTTGGTTTTGGTAAATTGGACTAGACCCAGACTCACTATCAACAGTAATGTTGAATTGTGCGCCTGTGGACAAAGTCGCTTCAACACCAAATTTCAGCGCCTGTTTTGTCCTGATAGGGTCGCCCATAGGCATCAAAGCCGTCTGAATGGTGCTGGAAATGTTGGCAGAAGCGTCTGCATAAAGCCTGTAAAGGTCTTTGTCAGCCACTCCATAGAGGTTAATTAGCCCTGAAAACGGGGCAGAATTAACATAAGTTAGTGAGCCCTGACTTGTAAGGAACCATTTTTTCTCAAAAAACACCGCTTGTATGGGTCTTGGGCCAATATCAGGGTCGTTGTAAGTAAATGAAAAGGCAGCGCACAGGATGTTGTTTAGCAGCACCTGCCCACCAGAAATAGGCAAGGTAAAGTCAATTAACGGGAAAATTCCGTCTAATTGATCAGAAATCTTGCTGGTTGTTGACCCCACCAAGGCATATACGCCATAGTCGTTCATGAACAAAACGGAACGAAAATACGGAAAAACCGCATAAATCCGCTTTGTGCCCACGCTTGCAGACACGTTTGTGTTGGTGAATAGGGTATTCCCTGTGCTATCTACCCGCAAGTCAGAAAACACGTTGATGCTGTCATCCCCAAAAATATACAAAAAGTTGTTGGCAGACAACAATCCTTGGATGTTTCCGTGCAGCGTAGAGTCTGTCAGGGTCAAAGACCCCGCTGAAACGCTTGTAAAGTCGCTATAAGACCCTGCGGCAGAGTAATAGACAGTTCGACCAGCTGCAACCCAAACACGGCCTGAAAACGTGGCTACATCCACAATTTGGTCAAGGTTGGCAACCGCTATGGCTGTAGCGTTAGCTGTTGGTGAGCCGCCAGTAATGCTGACAGTTGGGGTGCTGGTGTATCCAGAGCCTACGTTGTCCATTATGACTTGGCTAACCACGTTTCCAGACAGAATGGCTATGCCGTTAGCGTTTGTTCCACCGCCACCAGTAATGGTCACAGTAGGGGTAGATGTGTAGCCTTGACCCCCATTTGTGACTAAAACCGACACTGTGCCTTTTGTGAATGTGGTGATACCTGCAATAGCCGTGGCGTTAGCGCCATTACCCCCCACAAGAGTGATTGTTGGTGGAGAGCTATAACCAGAACCCGCATTGGTCAAAATGACGCTATTGACAATACCTGTGGACAGTGTGGCGTTAGCAGTGGCACTACTTCCACCACCTCCAGTAATAGAAACAGACGGTACTTTTGTATATCCACTACCGCCAACAAAAACTGAAATAGCAACTACTGCGCCACCAGAAATGGTTGCTCCAGCTGTAGCTTGTGTGCCTCCGGGAACATCTGGTGCGCCAATAGTAACGGTTGGCACAGAAGTAAATCCAGAACCAATATTGGTTACTTGAATACTTTGCACACCACCTGCGCCTGTTGTGATGGTGGCTACGGCAGTGGCTTGCACTCCGTTTGCGTCATTAGGCGCAGAAATAGTGACAGAGGGAGCGGTTGTGTAACCGCTGCCGGGATTGGTAATTCCTACAACACCTACAGAACCAATGCTGACAAGATTGGCTCCATCCCAGCTAGACAAACCTTTGTTCGGGTCGCCAATAATAATTCGTTCATTCTTGTATTGAGCAGTGGTTACGCCAGAATTTGAGAATGTTCCGGCAGAAGCAATATTGCCTTTTGTGCCTGTATTGGAAGACGTTAGCTGCACATATTCAGACCTTCCATTGTCTTCAAAGGCAACCAAATAGTCGTGGACATCAATGTTGGCAGATGTGAAATACGTAACCGTGTTGGCATAACTGATGGCGCTATTGCTCTCAGTAACTGTTTTTTGGGCGGGAACAATCTTGATGTTGCCATAGCCAATAGGCATAGCATTCTCAATCCAAGAGAATTCCTCTTCCTTGATTGCTGTCCTATTCGCCTTAGTATTTAAGGTCGTAAAGTTTTTTATGACAGCATAAGATTTCTTCTGCTCTGCTGCTGCCATGATTAGTACGGATTGGAGTAGGGGTCAGGGATGCGCCGTGTGAACACCGAGTTCAGGACTGCCTGAACCTGACGGTCATACTGCTGCTTAAATATCTCAGCTTCACCATAGCTCTGCTCCTTAAACTTAGCTTTGTAAGCCGCATAGTAAGGAACCGCCACGGTGTAGGGGTCGTTAATTACATCTGTCGCATTAGGGCTAGTAAGCACTAACGCTTGCGGCAGAATTACTGTGTCAAGGTCAATGGCATAGCTTTGGTCAGGGACAGGGCCAATGTAAATTTGCTGCTGTCCGTAAACCGAGAAGCACACAGGCCGACCAATGTAGTTTTGCCAGTAACGCAGCTGGGCGTTGAAGTTTGTCCAAGGAAGATAGCGCAAAGGAATGCGGCTATTTCCCCAATACAAGTTGATGGTCATAATGTCCAGCGTCTGCAAGCCTTGTGGCAGAGCAGCAAACTGGATGACTTCACACGGCGAATCATAGGTCAGCTGCGCCGTGCCGTCCGTAAAAGGAGTGCTTGGCGGGTATGCCTGATTGCCGTAGGGGTAGGGAGGGACAGTATCACCTAACACGCCAGCAGTCGTGACTTGGTAGGTAAAGATGCCAGAAAAAACAAAGTCGCCTTGTGCGACAGTGGCTCCAGCCGTCCACGGTGATGCTACTACCCCTGTGCTAGACAAGGGGGTGTAGGTGGACTGAATGGTGCGTAGGCAACCAGTATCACGAACAACACGCTCACGGGCCTGATTGATGTAATCAGTCAGCTCCGATTGTGACCAGAAGACTGAGTTTGCGTCATGCAACAGTCTTTGGACATCCGTGATGTAGGATGATAGGGTCGCCATGTGCGTTCCATGTTAAGCTGCCCTAGCTGTGGATTTTCCCCCTGCACGCTTTTCAACGTGCAAGGGTACTACGCCAACCGCCGAGGGTAGAGAGCGGTCTTGCTGCGGAAGCTCGCTAGTTATTTCAAACTTAGCCAGCTTCTCCAATCCTTCTTCAAGTTCGGAATGAAGCCGTATAAAGCCCAGACGAGCTAAATACGGCTCCTTGTTGTCATCTCCATAACCAAAAATGTGCTTTGCAGCTTTGACAGAAAGCGCCACAGTTGTGTCTACTGGGAAGTTGTAGTCCTCATAGGCATACTCAGCAGTGAGCTTTTTGCCAGATTTATTGGTTACATAGACTAGTTCACTCATAGGTTCACAATGTCACCGTAGACTGAAACATCAACCGTAGCGTTTACTGCTGTGGTCACTTTCAGATAGAGAGCGCCAGAAGAGTAAACGTTAGAAGCGGCATTAGCAACAGGAGCAATGTCCTGATAGGTCGTGCTGCTGGTGACGTTTGACAGTTGGGTTGTGCCAAAAATTGCATTGGCAGTTGCACCATCGCTGGTAGTGAGAATACTCACGTTAGCGGTAGCGCAACTTGCGTTTGCATTTGTGATGGTGACACGGCGAACGATATAGGAAGTGCCCTGCACAGACATCACGGCAGCCGTGTTGCTCACAGCGTTAATCGGCACTGCCGATGCGCTGCAAATCACATAGTTGCCGAAACTGTCTGGATAGTTTGCGCCTACATGGTTCGAATTCATGTCGCCTCCTTAGCTGGTAAATGTACCGGGAGCGGTGTTGCCACCGTTGACGGTATACAGCGTCAGGGTCTGAGTGCTTGTCGTTGCGTTGGCACGGACGTTGAAACCATCAGAGATGATTGTGCCGCCAGTGTTTGCCGCAATGTAGGTTGTCCAAGCATTTGCCGAGCCAGTGTAGGCGTTCACTTCGATAGCCACGTTGTTCGTGGTTTGCGGAAGGATGTACAGACCAGCCGGAACATACTGGGCGCTAGAAACGCCAGCGTTCATCAGCGTGGTGTTGCCAACCCCGATGCTCGAAATGGTCACGCCTTGCAGGTATGCACCTGCGCCGTTGGTTGCGGCGTTTGCAAGGATGATTTTGTTGAGTGCTAATGCCATGATGTGTCCTCCTTATAGCGACAGGTAGTTGTAACCCGTCACCTTGGTCATGGCTTTAGGTTTGACGTTCACCAATTCGGCAATCATCAGAACCGCACCGACATAACCAATTTGCCAGTTCGGGAGGGTGGACTCAAAGCCCGTGAACACAAAGGAACCCTGCTCATGGATGTAGAGCGACAGGTAGTTGGTGTTCAGGAAGTACACCGTACCTTCAGGGCAGTACGGGTCGGGGTAGATGGGCACACCAGCAACCATCAATGCCCGGAAAGCGGCTTGAGGGCCGTTGGGGTCATTGTCAAAGCCGGAACCCGGAGTGATGACGTATTGCTCTTGACCAACAAAGTCTTGAGCCAGCAGCGTCCAAGTGCCGAAACCGCACACGCCAAACGAGGGCATTTCTGCACCGTTCTTCACAGTACCAGAAATGTACTGGAGGATGTTTTGACGAGTCGGGTTAACGGAACCAGCAGCGTACTGCTTGGATTGCCACCAAGAGTAGGTCGAGCGGTCAATGTTGCCGTAAGTGCCAGAGTTGGCAACGGCAGCGGGAAGACCGATGAACGCTTGGTTGTTCGTGGTGTTGTTGTACAGCGCAGTCGCCATAGCATCCATCATCACGTTGGTCGCATCGTTCATGCGAGCTTCGATCAGAGGAATGATGGCTGCGTCTTGCTGAACAGCTCCTTCCATTCCGAGGAACGGAACGGGAGAAATCATCAGCTTGAGGTCGTACTCAGCGTTGTAAGCGCCTTGCTGGACAGACGGTTGAGCGAACGAGCCGCTGTAGTCTGACCACTGAGCATTCACAAACTGAGCGCCCTGCACAGGCACGGTTACAGAGGAAACACCGCCACTAGCTTGCTGACTGTTGGCAATCAGAGCCGCCATTAGAGGTGTCGAGTTATAAAGCTGGACAACCAGCTTGGGGATGAAGGCTCTCCGGGTAACGTAGGTCAGTTCATTAAACTGACTACTACCTGTTGCCGGGAGGATGCCGCCGCCAATAGCCATTTGTGGCCTCCTTTGTTAAACAATACCCTCTTACAACCCAATCGGACGGCGGGGGTTCCGCAGTTCGTTGAGTGCATTTAGTGCCTCATTCCGTGCCGCTTGATTGGGATTTTTCCAATATTTGTCTAGGTTGAAACCTTTGACGGGCGACGGATTGTAGGTAGAAGCAGTCGGCACGGCGGCTTGTTTCATCCACTCATGATATTCGGCTGCTGTCTCATGACTTGTGATGCCCTTTTCGAGCATGATTTTCTCGACTGCTTGGACATCATCTTCAGACTTGACCAAGCCTTTCTTGACCAGCTGCTCACGGCGTTTTTTGAGTTCTTCAATGGCCTCTTTTTCACGCAACTTGGCTTCAAGAGCTTGTACACGTTCTTCTGCCTTGGAGACAGCACGTGTCGTGGACTCTTCAATCTCAAGTTCGGGAATGGGAAGGTCAGGTTTGACCTTCTTGGTCATGCGAAGAAACTCTTTGCGGGTTGCAGGATTCTCGGCAAGCTGCTGCGCCAAGGCCGCAAGCTCATCACGAGCGTCAGGTGAAAGGTTTTCGAGTGACATAAAACTACCCTCTTATCTGGTTAGATAACTTTTTTGCCGTCACCGGGCTTTTGCACAGCCATGCCTGTCTTACCGACTTTGGCGGCGGTGGACAGGCCACCTAGCTGAGAAAAACGGGGGGTGTTGGTGATAACACCATGTTGTTGGTTGTTATCGGTGGGCTTGCGGGGGGCAGCGGCTCCACGGGGCTTGAACAAATCCATGTTGGACTCCTTACATTGCGGGGGGTTGTGGTGCGCCACCTGCTGGGGGCATACCGGGAATCGGCGCTTGAGCAATCGCTTTTGCCTCGGGCGCAGCGCCACCCGCTTGAGGCAATGTTTGCAACATCTGAAGAATCTCAGATTGTTGGAGTTGGTTGACTTTGGGTTTCCGTGCGCCAAGGATGCCGTTCAACACGGTGATGGCACGTAAGGCTTTTTGGCCTTCCTCGGATTCAGACCCGAGAGCGGGGAGTGACTGCTCCAACAAATCCATAGCCATGCCCAAGTTAATCATGGCAGCTTCTTTGCTGCCCATCTTGGGTTCAGGGGTAGACATCGGGGAAGCAGTCGGGGGAGTTTCTGCATCAGAGGGGAGAGCTTCAGGAGCCATTCCGGGCATATTCATGCCAGAGGGAGCGCCGCCGCCAGCAGACCGGGGGCCTTTCATTAACTCCATCAACTTATCAGCAGGTACGCTCATCATCACTCCTTAGGCGAGTTTGTAAGTGATTACAAACATCTTGTCAATAGGTGGGGGGCATTTTATGTCAGCCCCCCAAGACAAATCCTTACGGATTACTTGCGGCCTTTACGACCTTTGCGTGCTTTGCGTGCCATGATAGCGACTCCTTAGCAAGCGGCCACTTACTTCAGAGGGGAAGCAGCCATACCCTTTTTCCCTTTCGGGGGGAATCAACGCCGGGTCTTGCGACCACGCTTCATTTTGCGACCGTACATAAGTACCTCCGTTAACGGCGAGAATAGTCACGGCGACTACCTCTGCCGTAATTTTTAATCCCAGTGGTGCGATATGTCAAGCTCGGGGCGCTTTCGCTCCTTTTCAGGGATTCAGTGGTAGCCCGAGGCTGGTCAGC